CCGGTCAGCAACAAGGCCGTGCTCGTGACGGCCGAGCGGTTCGTGTTCGCACTCGGCGCCGGCGGCAACGCGCGAAAAGTAGCCTGGTCCGACCAGGAAGACAACACCACCTGGACGCCCTCGATCACGAACCAGGCGGGCGATATTGAGCTCGAGACGGTCGGCTCTATCGTGACCGGCAAGCGACTGCGCGGCGTGAACCTGATCTTCACGGATGTCGACGTTCACACCGCCCAGTACCAGGGGCCTCCGTATGTTTATGGCTTTGAGAGGATTGCGACCGGGTGCGGCGTAATCAGCGCGCAAGCGGTGGCGGCGGTGGAGTCGGTTGCGTACTGGTGGAGCCCCTCGGGGTTCTTCAAGTACGACGGATTCGTGAGCCCGCTCCAGTGCGAGGTGCTCGACTATGTAGTGAACAACCTCTCGCAGACGCAGCGCTCGAAGGTGTACGCCGTCGCCAACAACCAATTCGGCGAGATCTGGTGGCTCTACCCGAGCGCCTCAAACAGCGAGTGCGACAGCTATGTGTCGTACAATTACCGCGAGGGGCATTGGGCGATTGGAGACCTTGACCGAACCGCCGGCACCGACCGTGGCGTGTTTAGCTACCCGTTAATGGTCTCAAGCGACGGCTATGTCTACGAGCACGAGGTCGGCGTCACCTACGACAGCACGGCGCCGTTCGCGCGCTCTGGCGCCATTGAGCTGGGCGGCGGCGAGCGGCTGATGGTGGCGCGGCAGGTTATCGCAGACGAGAACGCGATGGGGTCGGTGTCGCTGCAGTTCATCACCAAGTTCGCCCCGAACGGCTCAGAGACGACCAAGAGCTACACCATCGACTCTATATACACCCCGGTGCGCTTCACCGGGCGCCAGGTCGAGATGCAGATCACGGGCGCCTCTCCGAGCACGGACTGGCGCGTCGGTGTGATGCGGCTTGATGCCGTCGCGGGGGGAGAGCGATGATCGGCGAGGAGATTCTGCCAATCGTCCACCCCAAGTTCCGCGGGCTCATAGAGCGCGCGCTCGCCGAGGGCTACGGCCAGATGGGGTACGAGGATGTGCTCGAGGGGGTGCGCGATGGCGTGTACCAGCTATGGGCGGCGGAGGAATCGTTGTGCATCACGACCATCGACATCTTCCCCCTGATTAAACAATGCACGGTCATCATCGGCGCGGGCGACCTGCGCGAGATTGACGATGAGCTGCGGCCGATGATAGAGAAGTGGGCTCGCAGCATCGGCTGCGACACGATGTTGATTATGGGCCGCCCCGGCTGGCAGCGGGCGCTTGAGGGCTACAAACGAACCGCGGTGGTTCTAGAGAAGAAACTATGAGCAAGATATTCGAGTCCAAGAAGAAAGATGTCCAGAAGTCCGAGATTGACCCTCGGATCTATAACCGCGTACTCAGCAACCTGCAGTTCGCCGAGGATGTCTCGGCCATTCCTTATGAGCCCTACCGCGGGATGATGGTCGCGCCGTTCACGCGAGACTACATGGAAGGCGAGGCCGCGACGCGCCGCATCGCGCGCGAGGGCGGCTTTGTACCAGAGGTAGAGCAGGCCGCGCGCAACGCGCAGGCGCTCATGGGCTACCAGCCAGAGCGTGTCTCGGCTGGCCGTACTGGCACGCAGTTCGGCGCGCGCGACATCGGCGCGGAGCGCGTCGGTGCGGCCCTTGGGCGCGGCCCGGAGCGAATCTCTGCCGGCCGCGTCGGGACCAGCTTCTCCGCTCGCGATATCAGGGCACCGGGCGCGGCGCCGATGGTGCAGGGCGCGTCGGTGCTGGGGCGTGACATCGGGGAGTACATGAACCCCTACGAGCGCCAGGTCATTGATGCGGGGCTTGGGGATATCTCGAGGGCCGAGGAACAGGCACGCGGCGGTCGCGCCTCGCGCGCTACCGCTGCCCGTGCCTTCGGCGGCTCTCGCGCCGCGATCGAGGAGGGCATCGCCGCGGGTGAAGCCGCCCGCGAGCGCAACCGCTATGTGGCCGAGCAGCGCGCGCAGGGCTTCCGTGAGGCGTCGGCGCAGCGCGAGGCAGATGTTGCTCGCCAGCAGCAGGCCGGAATCAGCAACCAGGCGGCGGCGCAGAGTGTGATGGAGCTCGCACAGCGCGGGGAGATCACGAACCAGCAGCGCGACCTTGAGCTCGCTCGGCTTGGGCTGACGGGTGAGACGACGAATGTGCAGACGGGGCTCGAGGCCGCTCGCGCGAACCAGCAGGCAACGCAGGAGTACATGCGGATGGGCCTGTCTGCAGAGGAGGCAAACCAGCGCGCCATGATAGACGCCGCTGGTCGCAACCAGCAGGCGGAGCTTGAGGCGCAGCGCCTGGGGATGAGCGCGCAGCAGTTCAACGAGCAGCAGCAGATGGAGGCCGCGCGCGCGAACCAGGCAGCCGGGACGCAGGGCGCAGAGTTCCGGCTTCGCGCCGGGAGCGACCTGGCGGGCTACGGCCAGACGGCGCTGCAGAACCGCTACGGTGCTGGCGCGGCGATGATGGGCCTCGGCACGCAGCAGCAGAACCTCTACCAGCAGTTTCTCAACGCGCAGAGAGAGGAGGACTTCCGGCGGCAGCAGTACCCTTTGCAGCAGCTTGCCATCCGGCAGGGTGCGGTGTCGGCGTCGCCGATGAACACGACCAGCACCAGTACCGTGACCGGGCGGCCGTCGTACTTCAACATGGCTGGGCAGGTGGCGTCGGTTATTGCCTCCGACGAGCGCATGAAGCGCGACATCAAGAAGATCCGCAACCCGCTCGACCGAGTGAACCGGCTGCAAGGCATCGAGTTCAAGTGGCAGGACGGCTACGGTGAGAACGAGGGCGACGACAGCGGCGGCATGGATGATGTAGGTATGTCCGCGCAGTCGGTGGAGCGTGCCATGCCGGGGGCCGTCTCTCGGCGCGAGTCGGACGGGATGCGGCAGTACGGGCTGCCCCAAGTAGTTGGCCTGCTCACCGAGGCCGTGAAGGAGTTGGATAAGAAAGTCGGCGCCAAGCGCCGCAGGAGCGTGTGACATGGATCTGGATTTCCTGACAAAACTTGCAGGCATGGGCGGCGGCGACGACCTAGACTCTGTAGCGTCCAAGCGCTACGGCGACGCCTACGGCAAGGCCGGCAAGCTCAAAAAGGCCGGGATGCGTCTTGCGTCAATGCCGCAGGGCGAGGAGGAGGACCTTTCGTCATTCGCCAAGCTCAAGCCTCAAATGCCGTCCGGCATGGACCCGCGCCGGATGTATGGCGACCTTTATTCTTCTTACGGCGGCCGCAAGATGCGCGGCCTGCTCTTTGACTGAGGTGATGTATGGCTGACAAACCAAAAAGCGGGCTCCTTCAGCGCCTCGGCAGCGGCTTCGACCGTTACATCGGCGGCTTGCTGGGCGAAGACCTTGAGAGCATGACCCCAGAGGAGCGCGCTAACGCGCGACGCCAGGCTATCGGCGCCATGGGGCGCAGCATGATGGACCCGGCAAGTGCGTCAGAGCAGTACGGCGCCGTGACGCAGGCCCGCGCCCAGCAGCGCGCGCGGGGCGAGCTCGCACGCCGCACCTCTGCCGCCGAGGCGCTGATGCCGCAGGTAGTGGGGCGACTCTTTGGTGGATCTGCCGGGCGACTTGAGAGCCTCCCTGGCGGCGAGGGCGGCGAGCTGACCTCGCGGTACCGCCAAGACCCGCGGGACGCCCTAGCAAAGCTCTACGGCTCCCAGGCGGGGAGGGATGCGGCCGAGATGGCGCCGGAGCTTGCGAAGCTTGCAACCGAGGGCACTCTTGGGAGTAACGTAGGAGGTTCGATAATCAATCGGCTGACTGGCGAGATCACGACGCCGACCAAGGCGGGCTCGACCACCCTCACGCCCGCCGAGGTGCGCCAGCTCGGCGCCCCGCCTGGCACCATCATTCAGCGCGACGCCGACGGCAAGTTGAGCGTGCTGCCGGTGCCGCGTGCGGTGGGTGGTGGTGCGCCGATGGGAGCAGGCGGCGTGCTCTCACCAGACCGAGCAAGCGCCCTCGGCTTTCGCGAGGGGGCGGTGGTCTACGTCGACCCGAAAACCGGCAAGCCGCAGGTGCTGCAGGCCGGCGCGTCGCCGGGCGCGGCCACCGCCGGAAACGAGAGGATGCGCACCGGTAAAACTTTGTCCCGAGACGCGGCGCTGCAGTACGCGGCAAACATCACCGGGATGTCGGTCGCCGAGATTAAGAAAAAGACGCCGGTAGAAATTGAGGCGCTGATAGTGCAGCGCGGCGGGCGTGTGTTGCAAGGTGGGCTAGCCCGCACGCTTTCCGGGGCCCCGCTGGTCGGCGGCTTTGCTAAAACCATCATTGATGCGGCGAACGCCGACCTCATGGCGCCGGCTACGAGCGGTGGCGCAGGAATTGCTCTTACGCAGAACCCCACGGGTCCCATCACCGGGGCAGACGTGGATGTGGGTAGGATGCAGTTCCCGAACGCGCTGTATCCGATTGATGTGCAGGCCCAGATGATCCGCTCCATCTTGGAGCAGGCTGGTCAAGTTGAAGAGTACGACGCGAAAGGAAACAAGGTGCGCTAATGCCTATCCTAGTACAGATGCCTGACGGCACCACGGCCCGGTTCCCCGACAACACCCCGCCAGAGGTCATCGAGCGCGTGCGGCGCGAGAAGACGGCGGCCGTGCAACAGCGCGTCGAGCCCTCCGACCGCACCGGGATGCTGCCCTCCATGATCCAAGGCTTCGGCCAAGGCTTCAGCTACGGCGCCGTGGATGAGCCGATTGCGGCCATTGAGTCGGCGGCCGGGGTGATGCCTTACGGCAAGAGCATGGAGTCTCAGGCGGCAGAGCGTGAGGCGATGCGCCGCGCCAACCCGTTAACCTACGGTGCCTCCGAGCTCGCCGGCGCGCTGCTCTCGCCCAACCCGTTCGGCAAGGCCGGCGCGGTGACATCCGCATACGGCCGCCTCGGCCGCGAGGCCGCCATCAGCGGAGGCATAGGCGCCGCCCAGGGCGCGGCCTCTGCGGCCCCCGGAGATCGTCTCTCTGGCGCGGTTACGGAAGGCGCGATTGGCGCCGCGACTGGGCCGGCCTTTGGCGCAACCGTCAGCGCGGCGCGCGGCGGGGCGGCGCTTTTGAATCGCGCCTTCAACCCAAACGATAAGAGAATCGCCTCGCAGCAGGTGCTGGGGGCCGTGCGAGAGTCTGGAGCTACCCTGCCCCAGCTTGGGCAGCAGGTTATAGAGGCCCGGCCAGGCGAGATCGTCCCCTTTGGGATACGGCTAGGAATGCCGGGCCAGCTTGCCGCGGAACGCGCCGGCATCGGCGGCGGCGAGGCGGCAGACATTACCCGCGAGGCGTCGGAGAATATCCTCTCAGGCTCCGGCGCGCGCGTCATGAGCGCCGTCAACCAGATGACCGGCGGGAACCGCCAGTTCCTAAAGGACATCCAAGACAAGCTTCAGGCCGCGCGCAACATGAACGCGAGCGAGCTCTATGGGCAGGCGCGCGCGGTCGGCATCGTGATGGACGACGGCGTGGTCGAGATGATCGCCCGCGACCCGCTCACCCGATCTCTCTACAAGCAGGCCCAGGTTAACGCGCAACGGCAGGAAAGCCTCAAGCTGCCGGACTTGTTTGACAAAAAGGGAAACCTAATCCCCAACGCCTACCCGTCGGTGGCGTCGCTTGACTATCTGCTGCGCGCGCTGCGCGCTAAGAAAGACAAGGCATTCCGCGCCGGCGATGTCAACGCGAGCGGCATCAGCGCGGTCTTCAAGTCGCTCGACGAAAAGGTCAAGGACCTGGTGCCGGAGTACCGCGACGCGCGCGCGAAGTTCGCTGATGACTCGGAGCTAATCAAGCTCTCCGAGCTCGGCGGGCGGCTCATCAACCTACCGGAATCAGATCGCCAGGTTGCCCTTCGCGGGCTGTCGCCCGAAAAGCTCGAGGTGGTGCGCGCGTCGGCGCGGGACACGCTCTACAACCGACTGGCCTCCGCAAACGATGCTGGGCTCGTCAGTATGCTTACCTCGAGCAAGCAGAACCGGGACATGCTCAACTTCTTGGCCGTGTCACCGGAGGAGGCGGCGCAGGCGGCTCTTCGCATCAGGCAAGAGCGCAAGCTTCAAGAATTTGCGCGCAACATCAACCCTAACATGGGCTCGCGCACGGCGCGCACGCAGGCGGCGGCGGGCGAGGGTGTGGACCAGCTCGCGAACGCCGCGCAGCTCACGCAGCTTGCCTCGGGCAGCCCTGCGGCGCAATTTATGACTTTTTTAAGCCTTGCCGGCGGCAGGCTCCGTGGCCTTACCCCTGGGTCGCGCGCAGACATGGCGCGGATGCTGGTGCAGACCGATCCCGATCAACAGGCTCAAATATTGAGCCGGCTGCGGATGGAGGACCAGCTCCTGATGCGCGAGGAGATGCAGCGTGCCCAGCGGCGGCTGAAGGATGTCCAGTTTGGGGCAAAGGTGCCGGGTCTTCTTTCGACCGAAGAATAGAGCTAAACTCGCCCCACCCAAAAAAAGGGAGGCGATCTCTCGTGCCACCTCGTCGTGACCGCCACTCCCGGCTACAGATCCCGCGTCGGTTCCACCTGCACGGCCACGAGGTCACGGTGCGCATCATCCCGCGTACCCGGTGGCCGTATGCCAAAAACTCTGTTGGGATGTGGACGCCGGACCGTCACCGCATCGAACTGCGCGGCGATCTTGGCGACACTCAGCTCCAGCAGACCTTCTGCCACGAATGGGCGCACGCTTTGTTTGATGAGCTTAACCACCCGCTATCGCACGACGAGGTATTCGTGGATAATCTGGCGAGTCTGCTCCAACAGAGCCTAAGTACATTTGAGTGCGAAAACAAAAAATGCTGACCGCATCTGACCAGGACTTCATCGCCGCCTGGCAGCGCCTAAAACGACCCGCAGATGTGGCAAGGGCGCTCAACCTTTCGGTGCGGCAAGTGTTCACCCGCAGGCGCTCGCTCGAGACAAAGCACGGCATCGTGCTTGAATCTGAAAACACTAGGGTCTGCAACGAGAACACGCGAGGCCCGTCGGGCGCCGCCTTTCGCGCCAGCAAGCTCGCCGCCGAGCGGGCGGTTAAGTACGAGGGCGAGATGCACGACACGCTCGCCGACGGCGTGGTGATGGTGGCCTCCGACTGCCACTACTGGCCCGGCATCGTCACCGTCGCGCACGAGGCATTCTGTCGGCTTACCAAGAAGCTCAAGCCCGAGATGGTCATCCTCAACGGCGACATCCTGGACGGGGCGCGTATCTCGCGCCACCCGCGCATCATGTGGGAGCAGCAGCCGCAGCTCAAGGATGAGATCCACACCGTGCAGGACCGCTGCGCTGAGATCGCCCGAGCGGCGGGCAAGGCCAAGCTGGTGCGCACAATCGGCAACCACGACGCAAGATTCGAGAATTACCTCTCCGGCCGGGTCGCCGAGGTCGAGGGGATGCCTGGCACGACGCTGCTCGACTTCCTGCCAGCGTGGCGGGCTGGGTGGTCGCTGCACCTCAACGCCAAGACGGATGGTTGGGTCTGCATCCGGCACCGCCCGGTTAATGGCGGCATCCACGCGGCGTACAACAGCGCCCTAAAGTCCGGCGTGAGCTATGTCCACGGCCACCTGCACCAGCTCAAGGTTTCACCCTGGGCCGACTACCGGGGGCGCCGGTACGGCGTGGACTGCGGCACCATGGCCGATGTCACCGGCCCGCAGTTCACCTATGTTGAGGCGGGGCCGGTCAACTGGGCGTCGGGGTTCGCTGTCCTGACATTCCGCGAGGGGCGGCTCCTGCAGCCCGAGATCTGCGTCATAGACGGCGGCAAGGCGTGGTTCCGGGGCGAGGCGATCTAACGCCCCCTCGGGTCCACGCCGGCGAGCATCGAGGCGTACCAGAGCAGCTTCTTGGCGTCCTGCTCGATTGCATCCTTCAGCCCCAGGCGCCAGTTGTACTTCGCCACCTGGCCGCGCAGGTACCCTCGAAACTCGGTCGGCGAGAGCTGCGCCTCGATGGCGTCGATGCACTCGATCTCGCCGGCCCTGTAGTGGTTCGGGTTAATGGGGTCGCTCACTTTTGCTCCCCCTCACGGCTCGAATCAGCAAGCGCGGCGTCGAGGGCGGCTATCGCAGCCCGGATCGGGCGTATCGGCTCGCACTCCTCGCAGTCTGACATGCAGCAGTCGGCGTCGGCCTCGCGCACGAGGGAGTACAACTCATCGCGCATCTGCTCGACCACATCGCGGGGCACGGTAATTTTTTCGCTCACGGCTTCACCTCTTTTGGTCCAGAACACTCGCCCGCCCACATTTTAGCGCAGCGGTCGTCAACCATGCACTCAGGATACCCGCACCCGGCACGCGGCCCGCGCAACTGCTCGAGCTCTGCGGCGTACTGCGCGCACCGCTCCATCAACTCCTTGCACTTCGCCCGGTACTCTGACTCCGAGTGCGCGCGCGAGAGCCAGTCTTGGTCCCAGTCGTCGAGTTCTATGTTCACTCTGAATCCTCCGCGCTATGCCACTCATTCTGCCGGCGCAGAAACTTGGGCCACTCC